CTATGTATTTTATCAAAAAATTTGGTATAAATGCTATTACACAAAAAATTTATAATTATTTTATAATGCATACTAAACGTAGATGTTATGATAAAGATGAAGATATTGATGAATTGTTAAAAGACAATTTTGATGATAGATTAACTAATAATATTATATTTTATGATCATGTTAATAAATCTTGTGATGTTGATAATAAAGATATCATTGGGTTTATATTTCCAATTATAGATAGAAATTATTGTAGAGATACTGTATATAAAAAAGAGATTACATATGATGGTAAAATAATTTGGAAACAAAAGATAAATGGCAAATTAAATGGTCCATATAAAGAATATTATGAAAATGGAAATATTAAAACAAAATGTATGTGTAAAGATAATAAAAAAGATGGCGAATTTAAAGAATATTATGAAAATAGTGTATTACAAATGGATTGTAATTTTAAAGATGATAAAATAGATGGCGAATATAAAGTATATTATGAAAATGGTAAATTAAAAATAAAATGTATGTGTAAAGATAATAAAATAGATGGAGAATATAAATTATATTATGAAAATGGTGTATTAAAAATGGATTGTAATTATGAAGATGGTGAAAGAGATGGCGAATTTAAAGAATATTATGAAAATGGAAATATAAAAATAAAATGTATGTGTAAAGATAATAAAATAGATGGAGAATATAAATTATATTATGAAAATGGTGTATTACAAATGGAGAATACATGGAAAAATGGAAAAAGAAATGGAGAATTAAAACGTTATTATATTAATGGTAATTTAAAATGGAACATGAAAATATGGAAAGATGATAAAAAAGATGGCGAATATAAAGAATATTATAAAAATGGTGTATTAAAAATAGATTGTAATTATAAAGATGATATAAAAGACGGTCAATATAAAGAATATTATGAAAATGGTGTATTAAAAATAGATTGTAATTATAAAGATGATATAAAAGACGGTCAATATAAAGAATATGATAAAAATTGTAATATAATAATTGATTGCAATTATATAGATGGTGAAAAAGATATAGAGAATATTAACGAAGAAGTCGAAGAAGTCGAAGAAGTCGAAGAAGTTGAAGATGATGACAGTAATGTTGTATTACCAATATATAAATAAATTATAAATCTATTTCAATTTCATCGTCATTTTTTTTATAAATATTTCTATTTAATTTAATATATTTTATTATTGTGTCAACTTTTTCTATAGCCATTTTATAACATTCATTAAATGATGTTAAATCTTTCTTAACAATTTTATTATATTCATAATTTAAAAACATATGTGTAATATATTTATAAATATCAGAGTTACTATCTATATCTTGCGATAAATATTGAATTATATCTTTAGAATTTAAATTATTGTCACTATAGTTGTTTATCAAATATTGCAAATATATATTAATAAAATTACTAGATACATATATTTTATTTGTCATCTCAATGAATTTTTGATGTTGTAATTTATAATTTTTTATGTTTTTTATTGTTTTAATTGTATTAGTTATAATTTCCGGTACAATTTTTTCAATATTATAAATATCACACAAAAAACTATATTTATTAATTATTTTTGTATCAATATATTTATTTCTATTTGTTGTAAAATATCTCCATAAAAAATCAAAAATGTTTCCATCAAAATTTGCTTTATTAATATTTCCATCAAGAGAGCATGTCAATATATTACAACAAAATATAAATTTTATCTGCATAATTTTATCTAAATCATAATCATATTTTTCAAATAATTCAATATGTTTATCACAATCTTTTATGTCATTGTTATAAATATTATTATATAAATGATCATTTATTAATTGAATTATATTTTTTGATAAATTTGTTATTGTATCAATATTTTTAAAATTTTTATAATATTTATATATATGCAATATATTTATTAATTCATCATATGATATAGTTGTTTTATTTAAATAATAATTATAATACATATTACTTATTTTTAAAATCATTATACCATTGATTCTATTTCTTAATTTATCATAACCAGTTTTATTTAATATTTCTTCATTCATTCTTCTATTTATCATACCTTTAAGATATTTCTTTTTTTTTTCTGGGGTTTCTAGTTGTGCAGCTGCTACTTTTCCATCTTCTTCTTTTATCACAATATCCATAATTTTTTCTTCACAATAATCAATATTAGTTACAAATCTTATAATATAAAATTTAGATGTATTAAAACAATAAATATAATTATTTGCAAATTTATTGTTAATTTTATTTTTTAATTCATCATATGATTCTTGATTTTCTTCATCATCAAAATAAACTTTACCATTATTATGAAAAGTAATATCATCACATTTATTGATTAAAATAATAAGATTTATATTTTTATCTTTTATCATTTCATTTATTTGTGTAATATATTTTATATCAGAATCATGTGATGAAATATTATGAATATCTATTAAGTAAATTATAATGTCATAATTTGAAATATTTTTTTGAAGATAATCTAAATGATATTTTTCGTATATATCATTTAAACCAGGAATTTCAGTTAAAGAATATGAATATTTTTGTAATTTTAAATCAGTATGTATATCTATAAAATCATCAATTTTTGATATTTTATTTACGTGTTCTTTATAATTATTTTCTGTAAAAGTATCATTGTATTGTAATTTATTTAAATCTTCATATATTCGTAAGTTATTTTTTTCTATATTAATTAGATCTTGATTTTCTGTTATTCTATTATCATATATATATATTATGGGAACTAATGTTGATTTTATTTTACTCATTTTATTTACATTAAATTTTAATAATCCATTAATAAATGTAGATTTACCACTAGATATGCAACCACATATAGCAATATTAAAATCTATTTCCATATGATTATAGTTAATGATATATTATTTAGTAATATTGATATTATATTACCATTTCAATTTTTATTAAAAAAAGTTGAATATAATATATTATCTGGTATTTAATATTTTAAAATAATAATAATCATGTATATACCCTTTAATAAATCTTTTGCATCCCATGAAAAATCAAAATATTGGAGTAAAAAAAATATAATTAAACCAAATGATATTATGATGGGCTCACAAAAAAAATTTATATTTGATTGTAATATATGCAATCATGAATTTATAACAACTCCTGAAAAAATTAAAAATAATGGCTGGTGTGGATATTGTTCGAATAATAAATTATGCGATAATAATGATTGTCAAATATGTTTTTTGAAATCATTTGCATCACATGATAAGGCAAAATATTGGAGTAAAAAAAATACTATTTCAGCAAGACAAATATTTAAAAAAACAATAAAAAATTATATATTTAATTGTAATTCTTGTAATCATGAATTTATTAGTATACCATTAAATATTGTAAATAATAATTCTTGGTGTCCTTATTGTAGTATACCAACTAAAAAAATTTGTGCCAGTATAAATTGTGAATTATGTTTTAATAAATCATTTGCATCTAGCGATAAAATAAAATATTGGAGTAAAGATAATATAGAAAATCCAAGATTATGTTTAAAATTTAGTGATTCTAAAAAATATATATTTGAATGTGATATATGTAATCATAAATTTTTTAAGGATTTATATAGTATTCATCGTGGGGAATGGTGTCCATATTGTGCCAATGTATTTCTGTGTAAAGAAAATAATTGTGTAATATGTTTTAATAAATCTTTTGCATCGTATGACAAATCAAAATATTGGTGTGAAACTAATAAATTAAAACCTCGTGAAGTATTTAAATATGCAAGAAATAAATATTGGTTTATTTGTGATAAAAATCATCGTTTTAAATCTCCATTATATACCGTATCTATAAATACATGGTGTCCATTATGTATTAATAAAACAGAAAAAATATTCTATGATATATTAATTAAAAAATATAAAACTTTAAATAGACAATATAAAGTTAATTGGTGTAAAAATAAAACTTATTTACCGTATGATTTTGTATTACCAGATAACAAAATCATAATTGAACTTGATGGAGATCAGCATTTTAGACAAATATCAAATTGGCAAAATGCAGAAAAAACTCAATATAATGATATTTATAAAATGTTATGTGCAAATAAATATAAATATTCAATTATACGAATTTTACAAATGGATGTATATTGTAATAAATATGATTGGTTAGATGAATTAATTAAAAATATTGATATAATAACAAATAGCGATAATACAATAAATATTTATATGTGTAAAAATAATGAATATGAAAATCATAAAAAATTATATGATTTATTACATTCTAAAATAAATAATGATAAATCATATAATTTAACTCTTGATAATATTATAAAAATTTTTAAAAACTAAAAATATATTGAATTATAATGGAAAAATAATATCTATAATTTCTTTAATAAAAAATTATTTTAAACTTTCTAAAAAAGTTAATGAAAATTCGATAGTTTTGAAGGATATTAATATAAATTTATAAAGTGTTTATACTACACATCTGTGTATATATCAATGAATTTAGCCTCATTCAAACTATGGAATTTCATTGATAAAAAAGTTGATTTTTATATATTCTATGGTATATATTACTTTATTTATATTATTATAAATAAAATATGTCACAATATCAAGAAAACATTCATATTGCTATTCTAGGGCCTGTATCTGCTGGTAAATCGACTCTACTAAATGGACTATTTGCAACAACATATTCTCAAATGAAAAAGAAAAGAACAACTATGATGCCTAATATTTATCAAACAACATTTAATGAAAAAGAAGTTGATTCATTTGAAACTATTCAGAAAAAAAATAAGGAATCTAATAATAAAATTTTTAAACTTCGTGAGTCTGGTCAATACAATCAAACACACTTTGAAGAACTTATTCATAAAGTAAAACCAATTGAAGATTTTATTGAGCTTCCAGATAAAAATTGTACATATAAAATCAATGATTTACCTGGTATCAATGATCAAGATGCACAAATTTATTATGATTATGTTAAAAATAATTCTCACAATATTGATGTATATATTCTTGTATTTGATATTAATTCTCCACTAAATCGAACAGATGAAGTTAAAATTTTACAAGAAATTACAAATCATGTTAAGAATAATAAACATGGATATGTGCATATTTTAATTAATAAGTGCGATGATATTACATTTGACAATCAAGATAAATTTAGATTCGATGATGATGAAAATCAAGAATCATATGATGAATGTATAAAATCAATTAATAAATTTATGAAAGATATTATGCATAAAGTAACAATTTCTCCTATGAGATCTTCACTATTATATACATATCGTACAGCTTTATATAATATCGATTCACTTGATGAAAAACAGATTGATAACATTATTAAAGAAGAAGAAGGTAAAAATGGATTAAATGGATTAACAACTCTACCATTAAAAAAGAAATATCTTAAAGGTATGATTGCAGATAAAAAAAAGAAATTACCAGAAGTATGGATGAAATCAACTGGGTATGATTTATTCAAAAAATATATGACAAAAATTCTTAATAACTATCAACAAATCATCTTATATCATATTGAACAAGATGTTGATAAGATTTTAGCAGATATTAAATCATCTCAGATTAATTTTGATTTAGTTTCTGATAATCTCGGACAAATTAATTCAAGATTAAAAAATCTTATTCAAACATACGATAATAAATGTAAAGTAGAAGAAATTATTTCATCACAACTTAAAACTAAATTAGATGAAATTACACAATTGATGAATAATTATATTATTTCGGGTATTAATACTTATTCTGCAAATACTGTTGAAAATGCTGATTCATTTCTTGATAAGATTACTAAATTCTTTGGTAAAGTATCTAATATGTTTAAGACAAATCCACTTACAACATCCCAATACAAACTTAAAATTAAACGTATTGAACTACTAAATAATAAATTATCTGAATCATTTAATGAACAAATTTTTACAGAACTATATACAACTAAACAAATAGATTTACCAAAATATACACAATCTGTTGCAAATACACTTGATAAAAATCTTATGACTTTTGATAAACTTCTAGAATTAGTTAAAAAAATTACAAATTCTGATGAAAAATTTATGAATGTTATAATCAATAAATTTACATCATCATATAAATCAGATACTAAATTTGACGAGTTTCTTACAAATCTTGAATTGGTTTCAAATTCAACAAATTTTAATCTTGATGTGATGTGGTCTGTTATTCAATGTCAACTAAAAGTAATTAATAATGCTAGTTTTTACCAATATTATCAATATTGGATTAATCTCAATTCGGTAAATATTCTTAATGAAACTGATGAAATTAAATATATGATATTTAAGATTAATAATTATGTAGTAACCAAATTTGATTATACACATAGTTTTATTGATTTCAAAGAACATATGAATGATATGCAAAATCTCTATAAACTTTTAACAAAACTTATTGGTAAAAAAATAGTTAATATTATCGATAATGATATTGTTGATGTTGAATTAATCTCTACATCAAAACAAACAAAGAAAGATAAATTAATTGAAATGACAGACGATGAATTTTTAGATGCAACTGAAGGAGAAAAAACAGGAAAAGAAAATAATGATTCAGAAGATAATGAAGAAAAGAGTGATGATTATGCAGATTCAGATGATTCTGATACAGTATTTCGGAAAGCAACTAAAAATACTAGTGTTCGAACAACTAAGAGAGTAAACAAAGGCGGGAAAGTTAAAAATCTAACAAAATAAAATTTTAATATTAAACAATCTTTATCAGGGTCAAAAAGTATATTAAATTATAAAGTACTTTTTAGGCTCTGAAGGTCCAGGCATGCACGACCATGGATATTTTTGTTCATAACGTAGTTGTTTAATTTATTTATATTTTTTTATTAACTATATATTATTACAATGTCTTCTAATAAAATTATTACACCTTTTTCAATGAGAATGTTATGATTATTTGATGATTATTTGATACCGCTAATAAGATTGATTTTGTTTTAATTTAATATATTTTGTTTTATATTTTAAATATTTATTGAGAAATCGGTCATTTGAATTTAAATATGGTCTATCACCTATAAATTTTTCAGGTATAATATTATTAAAATCAATAATTAATGATTTTTGTTTGTGTCTATTATAAAATGTAATATCATCTTCAGTATCATATTTTATAAAAATATCTTTATTTTTTATAGATATTATATAAAATATCGTAAATATTAATATTTTTTTTTTATCATCAAAAGAAAATATATCAGAATAATCTTCAAAATCATCAAGTCTATTAAAATCATCCAAATATGATTTATAATCAAAAAATATTTTAAAGTAAGATTTATATAATTTACCAATACATTCACAAGATAAACTTTTTTGTGGATTAATAAAAACATATTCAGTATTCACATCTCCATTAATATAAATACTATAACCATCAACTATATCTGGGTATTTTACACCTAATCCAAAATTTAATAATTCTTGAAGCATAGTCAACGCATCAAAACTATTACTTGTATTTTTTATTTGTTGGATTTTGATATCTAATATATTACGAGAATTAATATCTAAATTATATAATTCATGAATTAAATTTATAAAAAAATCTAAATCATCTTGTATATATCCACCCAAATTATTATTAAATTGTATAATGCTAGTTTTTTGTGTTTTTAGTCTATATAATAAAAATTTTGATGTTGAATTCCATCTTAAATATATATTAAATAAAGTTCTTAAATAATAATTATTTAAATTAGAAAATTCATTAAACCATAATGGATTAATATGTATATATGGTTTTAATTCATTCGTCAAATAAGGATTTTCTATTTTTTCATAACTAGATACCCCCGATATAAAATATTTATCATCCACATTACGATCAGCTTGGTAAATTGTATATTTACTAATAAAATCACCAGAATTGTCTAATTTTTCTTTTATTTTAATGTATTTTTCAGATTCATTTAATTTACTATCAAGATTATAAATTAAAGTTAAATTTTTAAGAATTTCATATTTTGAAGATTTACACGTAGTTAAGTCATTCATAAAAGAAAATTTATTATAAATATTTTTTATTGTTATATTTGGATTATCCAAGGAAGAATTGATATCGTCTAAAAGACGATTATTAATATCATTAGTTTTTAGTAAATGATGAAATTGATTTATAAATATTTTAATATCTTTTACTAATTCAGATTCTGAATATATTTTTTTCTCATAATTAAATGGAAAAAAGTAATCATTACCATAATGAAATACTTTATATTCACAATCTCTATTATAATCTTTTGAAATACTTATAATAATATTTTCATCAAAATAATAATCTCTTAAAATAATATTATTATCTGTAACATATATTTTATTTATATCTATATCTTTTAATTTAATATTATTTTTATGCATATTTATAAATTTATAAATTATAATAACAATAATTGAATGTATCATATTATAATCATCTCTAAATTTTAAGATATCTAATTTAAAAAATTCATCAAAAGTCGTTTTAACCGAATTAAATAAATAATAATTACAATTATCTGATTCATTATATATTTTCTTATATATTGTTAACATAAATTCATTATTTGTTAAAATTTTATATTGATCAAAAAATTTTATTATCATTTTATAATCTTTTTCAACTTTGATATAATAATAAGAACTATCGTCAATTAGTAATCTACCATTTTCTAAATTATATAATTTATCTAATGTAATTTGAAGATTTGCAAGTTTATATAGAATAGGTAATTTTGCACAATTAATTAATCCACTTGATAATACATCTGTATTATTTAAATTAACACAATATTTTGTATCAGGATATTTTGTTTTATCAATAATATTATCTGGATTATAACTATTTTGAATAAATTCATCTAATAATACTTTAAAATCTGGATGATGATGAAATACTTTTTTAAATTCATCTACAATATTAACATCCATTAATTTAGTTGTAATTTCATTAATGGTATTTGGTACATTTTTTGGTTTATATTTAATTATACCTAATGGTAAATAAGTTATTCCATCATTATAAGAATTACCAAATAATTCATCATAATAAGCCTCGGGTAATTTATTATTTATTAATATTATATTTGATAAAGAAACTCTTCTAAATGAAATCATTAAATATTCTTTATTATTTTTTTTAAAGAAAATTAGTTGACTCATATATTTTTTTTTATCTGAACCTTTACGAAGCTTATATAAAAATAAAGGTAATATATCTAATAAAAACTGTTTATAATTTAAATTAAATATATACGAATTAACAAAACAATATTCTTTATTTACAGTAGAATATAATTCTTTATCTGTAGGTAAAAAACTATGCATATCAGGTACTGATACTTTTCCAATATGA